GTATCAACTACGATAGCATAGATTGTATCCGGTTCTGGCTCTTCATAGATCTTGAGTCCACCGTCTGCCTGCGCAATCGGATGCTTATAGACCATGTTACGAAGTTTGGTAGGATGAATCAGAGTGTTGGAAGATCCAAGGAACTCACACTCATATTCTTGTCTGAACTGATCTTCAGACGTATTGCTGATCGTTTGTTCTCTCCATGCTTCGTCACGGCCTGGAATCTGTGACCAGTGAACGTCGACACGAGCATAAGCATTTCTACCTTCTTCTGATTCGGTCCAGATACGATAGAACATGTTCATACCGTTCGGTGTCGAAGTAATTAAAACCTTCGAACTTTGACCAGATGAAATGGTAGGATAAACCGAAGCGAAGAACTCGTCTTGAATGTTGGTCGGAACGAAGGCAAATTCGTCGAGGTAGACCATGTTCTGAGACGTACCACGAATAGCAGAAGATGAGGTAGCCGAGGCAAGGATTTCAGATCCGTTCTCAAGCTTAATGTTACCCTTGTTCCATTCGGTAACACCCATCTGAAGCCACTTCGGTAAGTGTTCGAACATCAACTGAATACGACCAAGGATTTCTCGAGCCTGTCTGTCTTTATTGGCCAAAATAGCGATCGAGTATTCTTCGTTGAATACGATCTTCCAAAGCAAGTAAGCGGCAACAGTAGTCGTCTTACCAACCTGACGAGGCATCTTACAGATTACAAAGCGATTCTCTTCGAATGCGAGGATCATTTCCTTCTGGAATTCCCAGAGCGGGAACATGATCAGACCCTTATCGATGTTTACGATCTTACAATAAGTTAAGATAAAGTAGATCGGATCCTCAGAGCATTTGATATACTCTGCGACTTGTTCGGGAGTATACTCGACCTTTGTATCTGCTCTCTTAAGTCTCGGATTACCGAGATAGTTTTCACTCGCCATCTTTGTGCTGCTTCAGATATTTTTGTAACTCTGCAGTCGAACCTACGAAAAGATTGTTTGTGACTTGCTGAGGAGAGGCCGAAGGATCATCTTCCATGATCTTCTTCTTTTTCGCCTGAAGATCAAGTAAGTCCTTGCTGGCTCCAACCATCGTGCTCATCATGGTAGCCAAAACTTCATACGCTCTTGGATGCTGGCTCTGTTTGGCCACATCCATCAAATCAAAGAGTGCTTCTTGACCCTTATTGATGACTTCCATCATGTTCTCGCGAGCATACTCAAAATCTGCCGAGACTTGAGTGCTCATCTTCTTTTCGATCACAGCTGGTAAGTTATCGCCAGAGGCGATGTTTAAAAATTTATCAAGTTCATTGCTCATTAGATATTCTCAGTAATTGTATTAATAATGGCATAGTCATCTGTACTTATAATATCTTCATATGAAATACTTAAAGCAGTGTTGGTAGTAGGTTGTCCGTTCGCTGTGAGTCCAGGGCGTGAAGTCACTACTATCGTATTCGCTGTGCTATTAGTATTTCCTGTCGCAACATCTTCTGGAAATCTAAATACAGTTTCAGCATGTTTAATTAGTTTTGATTTCTTCGTTGGTCCATACAAGTAACCTTTCATCGTAAAGCTAAGCGTCCAGATCAGTGCTCTTCTTTGTTCAAAGCTACCTTCATATTCATCTTGAGAAGTGATACTATTTAGAATGATAGGAATGTCTCGAGGGCCATCGACTTCAGGAACAAGATTGACACTCACTGTAAAATCAGGAGTAAAGTACGGAACTATTTGCTCTACGATACGAGTGCCATCTTCGGCGTTCTTGACCAAGATATTCATCTCGAATTGCATGTCATATGGAACAGGTTGATACTGATATTTGACTTCGTCATCTGTGCCGGCAGTGGTAGATTGTTTCGTCAGCTTATTCAGAGTATTCAACTTACGAGTAGGATCATACTCCATGGTCGTCATTTCGAAAGAAATACGAGGAAGAATAATACCAACTTGATTATCGAGTCTTGGACTTTGCTCGAGTCTTGAAAGTACTTTGTCTTTTGGGCCGTATGTCAAAGGAACTTTCAGAGTCTGAAGCACTTCTCCGGCATTGCTCAAGCGATTAATATAGATATCGTTAAAGACAGTTCCGAATACGATGATGTATTTTCTTAAACTATCATGATTCCATGTTCTTCCAAACATTATACTTGTCCCTCACTAAACGGATCGATTTGCGTCCAGTCAAGGATACTGTCCCCGTCTGTTTCAAACTCTATATTATCTTCGAATGCATCTCCGGCTTGTGTGCCAAAATCATAGCTGCCTTGTATGATTGGATTTCCTTCTTGAGTAACCAGAAGTAAACCGTCATTCGTCAAGATTCCAAACTCGTCGAGGCTGAGGCTACTCAATTTCTCGATACTATCAATGGCTTCGATGCCAGTATTTAACTGCTCACTGCCATATTCAAACATCTCGCAAACGAGATCATACATCTGAATAGCACCCATCTGATAGAAGACAGGAGTTTTATTGACGTATTTGACATACATCAAACGATCTGCCATAGCAAGATAAATGAGATCACCTTCTTGAGGACGATCGATCATTTCTACTGAGCCAATCTCATTCATAAAGTTACGAACGGACACGGTAAATGTAACCTGATCTCTGATTTCAAGACCAAACTTCGACAAGAATTGTCCGTCACCTTCATAACTCTCATAACTACGAATATACATGTCAATTAAGTAAGAACTGTTGTACTGTGATAATGCATCTTCTTCGTAGACTTCGTCTTTTTCTACGAGTGTACGAGGACAGTAGAATACATCATGCCCATAAATTTGAATAGACTCGAGAACCAGATCTTCAATTAAGACCTGCTCTTGGCTATTTGTAAAGTTGTTGAAATAGAAATTGGTCGACATGTATTATCCAATCATATCGAGAACCGGCAGAGAATAAGAAGAAATCATCTCGTCTTCGAGTTTTTTTCTTTCGGCTACGGCATCATCGTAGATTTTCTCTCCGTTAAACTGCACTCCACCAGGTAAAGACATTCCAGTAAACTTTGTAAGGTTTGATCCCCATTGTTCTTTAATCAGAGTCGTTGCGTAGTTCTGAAGCCAACGATCGTTATAAGCATCTGTCCATGTTTCTGGATCAATGACTTCGTAAGCTTCGACGAGTAAGAATTCGCCGACAGCAACTGTATTCCAGTCCATATCAACGTGTAGTCGATCTTTATGGCGAGAATAACGAATCGGCTGTTTACCGACAAGAAGCTCGTTCATCAGAGCAAGATGTTCCATCACCATGTAGTATGGAACAAGCGACACGTTAGTCAGAGTGTAGAGGTCGTTGAGAGCGATCTGATATCGAATATTAAAGAGGTCGTCAGAGCGAATCGAAGGATCACCCATCGAGAAGATGCTGACAGCACCGATGATATTCTCTGGAAGAGTGATATACTTATTAGCCACATCAGTTTCCGTGATAGCATGTTTATAGTATACTCTTTCTGAACCATCAAAGTGATAGTCATACCAGTAACGAAGCGCTTCGTCGACGCGATCATCGACTTGATCATCGTCGACGTTAATCTCAATGACTGGTTTGCCGAGCTTCCGAAGGCAATACTCTTTAAATGTTGCTTTGGTGGTAGGAATGGCCATCGAATACCTCTTTATTATATTTATGTGTCTGGCTATTTATAAGCCGTATAAATACAACAAGTACAACATGAGGACTTGAAATATTATGAATTTAGACTTGATGATTATTGATAATTTCTATACAAATCCCGATGCTGTTAGAGCCTATGCTTTGACCCAAGAGTTTGATGTAACTGGCAACTATCCTGGCAAACGAACTCAATCTTTTCTGACAGACGATGTTAAAGCATGCATTCAGTACTGGATGAATTTTGCTGGTAACATTACCAACTGGTACGAAGACTCTGGTTATACCGGAGCTTTTCAGTATGCCACAGCCCAAGATCGTACCTGGATTCATTGTGATCATACGAGCATGTGGGCAGGAGTATGTTACTTGACTCCTGATGCACCGCTATCGAGTGGTACTGCTATGTATCGGCACAAGGAATCAGGAGAATGGCGATCGCATGAAAACCTTTACGAAGGATACGACTACACCAAATGGGATAAAGTAGATTCGATAGGCAACAAGTATAATCGGCTTATTCTTTATCGTGGAGATCTCTTCCATGCTAGCCTCGACTACTTCGGCAAAAACTTATATGACGGGAGATTGTTCCAGACATTCTTCTTTGATACGGAGAGATTCTCATGAAGATATGTAAGGTAATATGGTCGACGAATCG